TTTACCTAATCTTATTTGTTCAACCATCCAGTGATAATCTTTCAACCATTGATCTACCATATACTTTTTTACTTCTTGTGTTTGCCCTTGTTTCATAGGTTTGCCCTCCTACGGTGTGGTATAATGATGTTGTAAGCACCGCCAAAGGGCATGAACCAATTCGAGCTGTAGCGTGTGAAGACGCTGCGGCTTTTTCTTTTTCAATCGTTATGATCTATTTGAAACCTTTTCCATTTGCATCCGTAAATTAATTACTACTTTTTTTCTTTATTATTGGAGGTATTTAAATGGACTATTTTACACTTATGGCTTTTTCTATTGCTTGTGTGTCATTTACCTTTGCTGTCTCAGCTGATTCTAAAATCAAAAAGTTAGAAAAACGTATCGAAGAACTTGAAAAAAGCAAATAATTATATGAATACATAATTGGATTATAGAGCGATATTTTATCGCTCTATTTTCGTTTAATACTCAAAATGCTCAGAATGCCAACTTATAAACAGCTCACTCTATTTATTGGAACCTCTTTTAATTCGTTCTCAATTTTTACAACAGCTACTGGATAAGCAACAACGCCGCCTGTATGACCACCAATCATTGGAGATTCTCCAATAGGCTGTGAATACTGAAAAACACCTATTAATTCACCTTCAACTATTTCTTTACCGATTTTTACAGACACTTTACTCATGATTCTGCTCACCATCCTTCTCATTTTAATCATATTGTGCAGTAACTTTAGTTGATATTTTTATGTGTACTCTCTGTCGATAATAAAGCAGTCACCCGTAAAATAATTAGCATCTGTGTAATCCCAAACTGCGAATTGAATATCGATTAAACCTGGTTCTTCCACTCTGTTTTCTGAACTATATTCTTTAATGAATTTTTCAACATTCGGAACTACTTGAGCAATCTTTTCAATGTTTTCTACTGAGTTTTCTACATAAGCGTAATAAAGGCATTCACCATCTCCATCACTCTCAACAACCTTCATGCTATTTAATATTGCTAATTTTTCCTCTTTTGTCATTTCACTCGCTCCCTTCATTGATTTATTGGAAGTAACCACTTTTTATCAAATCTTAATTTTTTACCTTTTTTATTTTCTGTAATTGCATGTGTTCCATCATCTTGTATTACTTTGACTCTCATATTGTTCCATTTTGAAGAATTGTACTTTTTAGGTACTTTTACGATATATTCCACTTGTATAAATACACCCCTTAATTTACTCTGTATAATGTTTCTTTTACTGAACAATATTGTTCTATTGCGCACTAACTTCTTTGTACAGTTGGTTCGACATAGTTAACAATCGCTTGTTCATATCCTGCTTTAAATGCTTTCTTTACCATATCTTGAACATGTACAGGATTTATATCTTGTCCGAATTTAATATAAGCCAAGCATTCATTTAAAAGGTCTTGTTTCACTTTATTTTGTTCCATTTTTACCTTCCTTTCTTACTGTGTAATATCTTTCGATTACTCCCTTTCTTTACGTTTTGCACTATTAAACTTAGCTCTAAAGCGTTCCAAAACCCATTCTCTTTCGTAATGGTTTTCATCGGCAACGTCAATACAAGTTTGTATTACTTCTTCAACAAGTTCATCCATTCGCTCCATAGCCTGCTTGTATATCTTTTCGTCCTCCGACAAATCATTTTTCCTCCTTCCTAATGTTTCTTCAACTGCACAAAATATTTCAAATGTTCATTAAATCAGTTTCTTTATTTGCATCTTCCTACCAGAAATTTTTAAAACTACCATTTACAACAATTATCAGAATAGTTATACTATTTATAACCTTAATGAAATTTGTGTTAACCTCGAGTGGCGTACCCCCAGTACCAACTCGAGGCTTTTTTATTTCACCTACTTAGCCCACCTACGCAACCGACTAATCTGCTCCAGCTCTTTTCCAATGCTGCGTAGTTCCTTATAAACCTTGCATCTTCTACATTTCTTGGTTGGATCAGAAGCTCTACGTTTAGGGCACCCTTTACACTTCAAAAAAGCTATGTGGTCCTGTTGATTGATTAGCCTGGCTCTAAGCTGTTTAACTTCCTTGCGTACTGTTAAGCACCCCACTCGATTGTCACCTCTGCCCTCGGCTGCTCTGAATAAAACTTCCGTACATTCAACTCAACAATTTGAGAGTCATCGTGCCAAATGATCTTGTTGCAGCCATCCTTAATGCCTTTAATCAAGTTATCCGCATCGGGTTTCGTTGTCGGTCGTAATTCACCACTAGCTATTAGCGCTCTTTTGGGTCCTGTATGGTATTTCTTTGGTGGCATGAGATAAATGTCAGCTTGTAGCTTTATCGGTCCTGTAATCAATTCTGATGGCTTATTTTGATATGCTACGAGCTTTACAAAGTCTTTGAAGTCCTTGCTTTTTGGTGCATCATGTGTAACTACCTTCTTGCCTCGTCTACTAAAGCGTGGTCGTTCTTGTGGTTGAATGACCCCTGGTATTTCAAATGTGAGTACGTTCATGTTTGTCCTCCTGTCAGCACTCTTATCAGTCTGCTGATAAAACAACCTAATGCCGTTCTACCAGCAGCGTGTATATTAACGTTCTATAAACTTAACCAATAATAAATAGTTTCTTAGACGCAATTTGTTTCTCTAATTCAGTTGTCAGATGATCTTTGATTGAATGAATAGCGTTTAATTCCCATGCTCCTCCATCAGCTTCAAATAAAGAAACTCTTGAGCCTTCTTTTAGTCTTAAAATAAATTCACTCTCTGGTTGAGTAACTTCGGCAAATGTTCGGAACGGCTTTAGTGTTACACGCCCAGGAATCGTTTCATACCCTACAGATGCAACACCTTTTTTCACTGTTACCTGTTGGGCCATTCCGTTATCTTTAATTTCTGCGCTGCCATCTTCGACAATGTTGCTGATGATGTCTAATACAATTTGTTTGTCTATGTTATCCACGAAATTAGCCTGCATCATAATTTGGAATTCTTCACGATCAATGAATCGCTCAAAAGTGATGTTTGGCAACAACGCCTTTGCTTGAATATAAGTACGACGGTCATTTGTGCTATCAAGTGCATCAAACAAGCGTACATCTGTTGGAGATTTAACCTGGATCATTAATTCTCTCTCACCATCGAATTGAGATTTAATATAATCAACTAATCCTGTAAGTGTATTTACTTGAAGCTCACTAACATTTGATTGCTCTTTAATACGAGTTAAATCAACTGTCGAAAAGTTTTGTCCCTCTACCTCGATAACTGTTGGTCGTGCTAATCCTACTAAATACTCCATTGCGTTTTTTAACATATTCATTTCCTCTTTTCTTTGAATTTTTTGTTTGATTTATTTGAACTGCACAACTTTAGAAGACTGCGCATTTTCAACCTTTTCTACTGGCTCTCCTGTGTCGGTTTTAACACCATCGCCATCAAAGTACGTTTGACCAGGAATACCCGATTTTAATTCGGCACCCACAACATTTCCTTTGCTATCAAAATCAATCATCATTTGAGTTTCAACACCTTTGCTTGGCGCGAGTGTTGATTTCACATCCACGGTAACTGTTGCTAAACCACGACTTTCATTTGCTTTCAAAGTCATTGTCATACTGACTTTACGAGCTTTCTTGTGATCCGTATTTGGGTCAGCGATGTTAGCTAAGACCTTTAGTAACTCAGCATTTAATTTTTCAGTTACTGCTCCACCAGCGAAGTTGTCTAGATTAATCATTTGATTTTGCATAATAATTCCCCCTAGTTTTCAGATAAAAATAATATGTTATAAGGTAATACTGGTCTGTTGAAATCTACTCTATCTCCCCTAGTAATTCAGGGTTTTCGTAAATGTTGCCGATAATCTGCAATGCATCGTTATATGCAGCAGGTGTAGATAATTCATCATAAGAACCACGGTAGTAATTTCCTGTGTAACCAACAAGCCATTTGTAAGTTTGATTCCAACCTTCTTCAACTAGGTTTTCAGACCATTTAACAATCGCTGTGTAACTTTCGATTCCTACACCATTGTCGATTTCCCAGTAAATAATATCCCCCTCATAAATCTCCTTGCCGTTCTTGTCCTTTAAGCCTGTATATTGCATTAATATACAATTTTCCAATTGTGATACATCGTGCGATCTATGACACACCTGTCCATGTTCCCAATCTATACACCAAGCAGTATCCATAAATTTTTTAGCTTTATTCCATGCCCGAAACTCAATCTCTCTACTCATGCAGCCTTCGCCCCTTCCAATTTAGCAATCGCATAATCCATAGCCTCGTCCTGTGTTTCAAATCCTTTGAGTTTTTGCAGATCCTCAAGGTTTTGAAGAAAACCCATCGCATTTTCGTTGTACTGGTATTTTTTGTAGAGCCCTACATGTAGTACCATTTGATCGATTAGATATTGCTCATCCATACCTCATCCCTCGCTTTGATTTGATTTTCCGAATACGTCAACACACGCTTAGGCATCCCATACATTTTGCCGACTTCATCCCTTGTCATGCCGTGTTCTAACCTACAATGAATTTTCGTAATGATATGCCCTATGTGGTTGCAACCAGGTACAGGACATTTAAGCAGCTCGCTACTTGGCGCGTACCAGTTAAATTTCTCAGCCATTTACATCACTCCCCACCAGTTTGTTAAAAGCCTCACGATCGCCAGTTTCTAAAGCTACATCGATAGCAGCATCTTTGTAATTTTGTTTGTTGAAGTCCTCAAGATCGCTCATGAGTTCGTTCAGTTCCAACTCACGATAGGCTTCACCCATCTTTGCTAAGAAACCAACGAATTCTTGAAAAGGATTACGTTCAGCCATCCCTTCACCCTCCATCAAGGGGCTGTTGCCCCTCTATCTATTTTCAAATACCTTACGTAATCGATAGTTCACCTTCATGTCCTTTGGAATCGTTACTGTGAAATCCTGTGACATTTCAAACAATCTGCTTGTTAACGCCTCGTCGATGTAAAGCATGTCATCAAGTGATAACTCACTGGATACAAGTAATGGCTTGTTGTTGAGATAGCGATAATTGACCACTTCAAAGATAGATTCAGCCTGCCATGGTTTCACATCAACCTTTCCACCAATCGGTTTGAATAGATCATCAATAAACAGCACATCGACCTCTTTCATTCGGTCCATAATTTCGTTTTTACGTTCAAAATTGTTAGCAGCAAGATTGTTCATTCCATCCTTATAAGGAAAGTAGAGAACTGGCACTTGCTTTGTATGAATCAAGTAATTTGAGATAGCTGTTAAAAGATGTGTTTTACCACAACCAGGTTGTCCGATTAGCATGATGCTGTTCTGCCTGTAACCTTTAATCTGATCAAACGCCGCATAATACTGATTGGCCTTGCTTTTCATTTCAACGACTTTGGGATGCATACCATCAACAATGAAGTTTTTAAAACTCATCTTCTGAAATTCTTCTGTAATTTCACTAGATTTGATTAAACGATTGAGTTGACGCATTTTAGCGCACTCACATTGCTGCCATTCGTCAGTGTCATACTTTAAGATGATCTCTACTAGCAGATCTTCATGACGAACTAGAGTAGTTTCACCAGCTTTCTTACGAACCATATAACCACCTTCATCCTTACATTTATGACAGTTGTAGTTAGGCCCCTCAGCTACAGTAGTCTCCGAATACGCTTGGCTTCGTGCCTGTAGCTCCTCCATGACTGCCGCCATTCTGTCGCCCATTTTTTCCATCTATCTTCACCTGCCAATCTACGTATGAATTAACTCCTTTTTCTGATGACCAGTTACGTAAAATTCCTTCAACATACTCAATACTGGATCTACCTAAATCAGCAGTAAGCTTGATAGCTTCGATAATGAGTAAGTAGTCAGGATATAGTTCGAGAATCCTGTCCATTTTTTTATGATCCGTAAAGTTACTGATTCGAATTGTTGAATCATAGCAATTTTTAATCTCCAAGAACGGATTGACCGACTGACTCTCTTCTCTCTCTGTCAGTACTTGGTTATTATCAGTATTTGGTTTATTCAATACTTGGTTATTATCAGTACTTAGTAGTCTGCTGTTTTGTACATCTTCATTTTGTACATGTACGTTTTGTACTTCTTCATTCTCTACATGTACAAAACCGCAAAGTAGAGAATCATCATCTTTTTCTTGAGGAACTTCATGTACTATCGTTTCCCAACTTGCTATGCGTTGCCCTTCGCGTACAGGTTGACGTGTAATGTATCCATGATCTCGTAGTTCCTTAAATCCAGCCCTAAAAGCTCGCTCGCCATCAGTTGAGTGCTTCACTAATTCATTCATGTGAAACACCCAATCATCTGGCATTGAAAGCATGTATGCCATTATGCCTTTAGCTTTCCAAGATAGCCGGTTATCGTTCAATGCCGTTCGATTCATCACTACATAGTTGCTGTTCTTAGCTACTCGGATGATGCCCATTTGCCCTCTCCCCTCCTAAACTACCTTTAAATCAATTTCTGTTTTCCAAATCCCTAGTTTTAATCCTTCATAGCGTTTAGTAATATCTACATATTCTAAGTAAGCTGCAACGATGGTAATCTTTCTAAATTCATCTTCTGTTGCATGAAGCAAATCATATTCAGTTACATCAAATAATTTAGTGATACCCATTAGAGATTTAACGTTTAAAACTGGTGACTTCATAAAACTCCTGTGATAATATTGCTTGCTAAAACCTAACGCATCAAAAATTTCCTTTTTCTTCAATCCATGTATGATTCGTAATATTTCGATACGTTGCTTTGCTCGAATCACTTTTTCAACCTCGCTCATCCCCACACCCTCCATATTCGCAATATTCAAATTTTTAATCACAGATTTATTTGCTAAAAAGATACATAACTAAAAATGATCTTTGTCCCAATCACATGGTCAATCTGTTTTACTGGCAATTCGTTAGCTGCTTTATTTAAAAGGTCCTGTAATTGTTCGGCACTCATGCCGAATGTATCAACAACTTGATATTGTTTAATTGATTCATTCACTGACGAATTTCCTAACTCCACAGATTTTAAAAAATCAGAAACACTATCATATTCATCAATCAAACTATCTAAATTAATGACATATAAATTGCATACACGTTTTAAAATTTCCAAAGATGGATTAGTCTTATTTTTTTCATAGTTGTTATACATCTGAGGAGATACATCTAATTTTTCTGCTGTATACTTTTGCGACCATTCATTATTTTCTCTTAAAGCTTTCATCTTATCGCCAAAAGTGTTCATGGTTATTCCTCCTATAACAGCCCATCATGCCTCTCACAAACCGCAAAACTACCACTCACTTTCACAATTCGATAGTTTGGATAACGTTTCATGTAATCCAGCACCAAGCGTTTAATTTCATCGTTATCCTTCGCCTGTTTGAATATCCAAGCAGGTAATAAAACTTTTGTTGGTACATTGTTCATCCAGCTGCACCACCTAATCTAGTAAATATTCAATTTCAAATGTGCCACTAAGTTTCTTAGTCCCTCGGCAAAATTCGCACTTGTCACATCGATGTGCATTTTTACGCCCTAGCTTTGCATCTATGATGCTTGGCAACATCGTTTGAACATATTCCTTCTCAAAATCAAAACGCCCTGAATCGAAGTGTAAAACTGCTTTATCTGGCGGTGATTCTTTCGTAACTGCCACAATGTATGGATCATAGTAACGTCCTGTATTTTGAAATATAATTTCTCGATATACCCACATCTGCAACACATAATCAAAGGCTTGTACAAATGAAACCCAAGTATTATATTTCTCGCTCCAGTATCGTTTTCGAAGCTCCTGTGTACTTTTTAAATCACTGAAAAATCCACGTTCATGATTGATGTTATCGACTTTGATTTTCCACTTTACTCCGAATAATTCACCTGTATAGATGACCTCTTTTTCGCCCTGTAATGCGAACATGCAAAACTCATCATTTTTAATGGTCTCTATCATGTCATCTGCTTTTTCGAAGTCCTTGTATTTGCCACCTCGACTGCCGTAAATGCTGTTATGATTCTCTTCTAGAAATTCAACGAATGCCATATCACTTTCAAAGGCTGCATGTAAATATGAACCTACTAATAATGCTGTAGAGGGAGGACGAGAAAACTCGCCCCTTACCTCCGCAAATGTTCTGGCTTCACACTCCATGGCACTTTTAAACTGTGATACTGACATATAATGTTGGTTTGCCTCATTCGAGTGGTAATTCTGGCTGTTCAACTGGAATGTCGTTTGGTGCATCTTCCTTCACCTCTGTTTTTGAATCTGCTTGAGCTTGGAAATCGGCGCCTAAGCTACTAGATTGCTTTTTAGCATCCTCTTTAGGGAACCAATCCTCAACTTTTGACATGCCATCCTTTAAGCTGTTAGCAATGTTTAGAAGTTCTATATAGTCGTACTCACTGAAAGAATCAGCGTTGTAACCAAATTTTGTTTCGACCATTTCTTGTGTAACTCGATAATGATCTTTGAAACCTTTTAACATAGAAGCGATACGATCTTTTAATGGACCTTTGCTATTACCAGTAAGCGTTTCTGTACATTGCAAAACTGCTTTATCAACAATGTCTCCTGGGATAACACCGAGAATGCAGGAACGTAATCGTCGTGCCCCATCATTTGCTACTTTTTCGTAAATGTCGCGTGGATCCGTCAATTGCTTCAAACCTTTTTTTGTGCCGATTGCATGCTTAACTGTAAATACTTTTTCTTGGCGCACGTTTGTTTCAAGGTCCCAACAAAAAGCTTTAGCTACTGATTCGCCGTTACGCTGCTCTAACTCTTGAATACCGTAGGATAAGTTACCCCAGTTTTGAGCGATTGCCTCAGCTAATCGGATAGATGGTCCAGTTACCTTTGTGCCACCTTTCGGATAACTGTACATCGCTGTTTGAGCTAGTGCTGGACGTTTACATGTATCTAACACACGCTGCTCAGCTTGGAATACGTTACGTGGAAACTGTTTTGCCATGAAGATTTGCCCTTTCACTTCTTCCATTTCACGAGAGGAACTAGCTTGAGCTAGTACCCCTCCTCCTTGAGGCTGTTGATAGAGAGTTGGATTATTGAATTGTTCTGCTAAGTTACTCATTGAAATTCCTCCTATATTGCGTTATAATGAGCGCAAATATATTTTGTTTATGCCACTATTACGAGTAGTGGTTTATTTTTTTGTGCAAAATACCGCATTGTGATGTTCCTCAAGGTACGTATGAATGTTATCCATGTGGACAATATCACCGTTCGGAAACTTCATGAAATCATCATTGAAAACTATTAAACTTCCATAGATATCTCGAAAATCACTTTTCATTTCTACATAACGAAATGTAGGTATGCTATTCACTGGCTCAATTGTTCCCAATACCATCGGGTTTTCAACTTCCATAAGTTGTCTCACGCTATCGCCTCGCCTTCACGTTGCCAACAGATAAACGAAATGCCACATTTAACAACTCTATATTGCCTCCAATGTTCATCTTCATAGCCTTTCTTATTTTCAATATCATAAGCACCTAGCTTTTTAATAGATTCGCATGAATATAGCTGAACAAGAATGTCAGCATTATCTGCTGAACCAGAGCTATACTCAACTCGAATAACATCCTCTGACGCTATACCATGTTGCTCTAAAATTTTAGGCAATTCAGCAATCTTTGATACTGCATTAGCTAACTTCATACATATCAATCCTTTCATTATTTTTGATGGCATAACCACCAATCTACCTACAAAACTGTCATCGCAACTGTGGCCGTTTGGCTGTCGCTCGCAAATGGTCATGGCGTACTGGCTCGGTTTATATAAGTAGATTGCTAGTTCCATCAAGCAATTCATAATAAGATTGGCTAACCAAACCAATGAGGAGGATTATGAACTGCTGGACGGAAGCGAGATTGTTCTCGCAAGCGTCTGATTTTGTGGTATAATAGGTTTGTATATTGTAGTCGCTGTTTAACCAACGCATCTGGTTAAGCAGCTTTTTTATTTGCTAAAAACTTTGTGTTAGCATGCTTTTCTAACATCAAACTACGTATCTTTTTGTTTAGGTGTAACCAATCCCCTGCTTTAATGTTCATGCTTTTTCCTCCTATAAATTGATAACCTCACGACCATTCTTACTCACTAAATCCACAGCGCATGTGTACAATTCTTTTTGTCGTTCCAGTTGTTGAATACGAATAATTGAGTTTTGCATGTCACGACCGCGTTCAGCAGCTAGTTGATAGCGTCCAACTTTTGTATGAAGTGCAACTTCTTTTACTAAGTCATCCACACACAATTTTTCTTTAGTGATTTGAGTTTCGATAAGTTTTAAAGGATCCATGTGAACATACCTCCTATAAACATAGGTACTGTTGTCATCATCTGAGATGCTGTATTTACTAAGTCAATCCCGAATAATACAAATGCAGCTTGTGCCTCCGAGTTCGTTACTTGAACCCACCTCATAAAAGTTTCTATATCAACCACTTTTCGACCCAGTTCGTATTTACTGATATGTGATTGTGTCATTTCTAGCTGGTCAGCAACTTCCTCCTGTGTCATATCAGCATCCTTACGGAATTTTTGTAGTAATTTCCCGTAGTCAATTGATGGGAACAATTTCATATTTATTTCCTCCTGGCTGAGACAAGCTAGCTTCTTTTTGCGAAATTAATTCCATTAATTCTTGTTTGTATCGTTCAAAGCTTCTTTGATACTTTTTATTTAAAGCAGCAACATATTTGTCGATTGCCTCTTTAGTAGAACCGTTCATAAAATGAGCAGTGAATACTTTCTCGACATTATCGTAAATTCTGTACGCTTCCCATTTACCTGCAACTTTTTCAACTGTGAATCTATTGTTCATCAGCATTATATTAGTTGTAATTTCCAATTTATTTCCTCCTACTTAATTCGTAGTCCATTTTGGACTATAGTCGATGATGGATTGTCATTTTATTAAAATATTGGATAAAATAAGTTCATAAGCAATTTAAATTGCTTAAATTAAGAGGTAGTTGCCCCTACCTCTCGATTTTTACTAGATTGGTAGTTTGATTGAGGCCATTTGCCCTGGCCTCTCCTATGCTCTTAATAATCTGAGACGTTCGTTTTCACTCACATAAATGCCTAATCGAGCATTCATGTACATGGTGTTATTATCACGCCACTCCAGCACTTTATCTCGTGGATAACGAGCAGTTAATGCATGGCATTTAGGAAACCCATCCATGCGAATTATCTTTTCTACAGTGGGTAATTCACATTGGAATATTTGAGCTACATGCTCTTTTTTTAAGTTTGTAGGTAGAGATAACTCGAATTTCATACTCTCTCTACAATCATCAACACCTTGTTTATATGCTTTTTGAAACAAGTCAGTTAATTCAGCTTTTAGTAACGCTTCTTTTAATTCTTCTATAGTTAGATTCATTTTGATGACCTCCCTGTGAGTAATGCATCACTGAACAATTCTTAGTTGTGGTTTTTCGTTACGTTCTATCACTGGGACAATACCTTTAGACTTCAATAAGTTGTACAAGAATAGACGACCTTTTTGAGTCCATTTAGTATTTAATTTTGTATCAGGACTCCCATTTGAACGTGTAATATCAATAGTTTGTGAATGAGTGAAACCTTTATCATGATATTTACTGTATAGAAGCCATTGACCACCTTGGTTATATTGCACACCAAATTCATGAAGTTTGTTATTCATGGCTTGTCCTGACATTCCATAATCTTTAGCTATTTGAGTAATTGTCATTAAACCTTTACTGTTTAAAATTCGATCTGTGTAATCAGCTTTTGGTTTCATTTCACCGATGATTTGATCTTTTTGTTTGTTGGCTAATTCAAGTTGTTCACGCTCTTCTTCTTTTTCAAGTAAAGCTATTAATGCTTCTTTATATGTTGTAGGTAACTTAGGTTGCGTTTCTTTAAGTTGTCCTTCCATTTCGTTAAATCGTTCAATGTATTTCACAGCGAATTGAGTACCCTTTTCGCCAGTCATGCGAGTGCCATATAATTCGCAACCTTTTTTCGTTAACAAGAAGGAAGGACGTTGCTTTCCTTGTGAATCTGTATACTCACCTTCACAGAAGTACGTGCCCACACTTTTGTGGTCGCTTCCTAAATGAGTAATTATAGTGTTAATATCACGTAAAACTTGGTCATGGCGTCGTCCTACCATATCTGAAACTTCTAAACTTGAAATATTTCTTGATAACTGATTCATGAAAAAACCTCCTATGTTTTAAAATTTTCCAATCTGCTAAACTATTGGTAGATTGGAGGTGAATGAATTGAACACTCTAAAAATTCAGGTTGTTCGTGAAAGAGAAGAAGAAGATCTCTTATATGTCCAAAAACATATCGACTTAGGATGGCAAGCTGTTTCAAAATTCGCTTTAGGAGACAAAGTTTATTTTGTATCATTGATTTGGAATTTGGATGGAGAACCTATTTACCCTCAAGAATCCCAATTAGATAGAAAGGTGTAGCTTTGTAGTTATCCATTTCTTCTAAAACAGTTGGCTCAAACAATACCCCAATATTGTTTTGAGCTTTAGCTTTGTCATACAAAGTAACATCATTTGTGAGAATTAAACTTGATAAATTGACAGCACCGAAATCAATAGTGAATTTCTGTTCCACATTTACACCACCTTTTGCTTTATATACAAATTTGTTGGTTAGTAAGGGACATTTTATTTCCTGATTAAAGCTTCACCCAACACAACAAAATGTTGTGTTGTCATTCAAAAAAATTTTTGATGGCTCCATCTCAAATAATGCTGAAATAGCTAATGCGACATCTAGTGATGGTGTTCTAACGCCCTGCTCAATCATTCCATAATAGCTTTCAGTAATTGATATACCAAAATCATTTAACAATTTTTCTACTACATTTTTTTGTAACCAACCTTTTTGTTTTCTTGCATTTATAAGGTTGTTACGACGGTTTGTTATTTTCAAAATAACACCTCCCAACTTTTTGTTGTTTTTATCTTACCCAACAAAAAGTTGTTTGTCAACACAAAACTAGACTTTTTGTTGTTTTAACTTTTTATTTAACTATTCGCCCAACAAATAGTTGTATAATGGTATTACATTTGTAAAAGAGGTGTGATTATGTCTACTGTACCGCAAAGGCTTAGAGAATTGAGGAAAGAAGCTAAGTTAACACAAGCAGATGTTGCGAAGTTTTTAAATATTTCCGAAAGTGCGTATGGGTACTATGAACAAGGGCGTAACGAGATATCCATAGGAAGTATTCAAAAGTTAGCAGAGAAATATAATGTAAGTGTCGGTTATATCCTATGCGAAACTAATGAAAAGCAACCTTATGATAATGAAGCTGCTTTCCAAGCATTTGTTAACGATCCTGAATTACAGGTGTTTTACAAGGAACTCCCTGTTTCAGATGAAGAAGCAGTTCGTCGATTACGTGATATTTGGGAAATAATTAAACATGAGAAGAAATAAATAGCATTTTCGTCAATTTAAAGCCCTTCTTCTAAGGAGTGGGGTTTTATTGTAAACCGAAAAGAACATACGTTCTATCATAGTTAGTTTGGGGATGATTGAATGTCATATACAACATATACAGAAGATTTTATTGAAAATCTATACACTCATTTAGGTATCTTTTTACCAAATCAATTAGATCTTAAAGAGATAACCTTTAGGTTAGACATTCAACTGTATTACTGGAAAAACCCTAGTCAAGTTTTATTTTACAACGATAAGGCTTACATATTTTTATATGAAAACTTAAGTAAACAACAAATGTGGCAAGAATTTTGTCATGAACTTTGTCATGCACTTTGGCACAGTGGAAGTCAAAAAGTAATGCCTTATTATTGGATTCAGTATCAAGAATGGAAAGCAGATAATTTTATGCTTCATGCTTGTGTACCCACTTTTATGTTAAAAAAACTATTATTACCTTCAGAAATTAATAAGGCAGCTCAATTTATAAGCGAACAATTCAATGTAGAACCAGAATTAGCTTATAAAAGACTACAACATTATTCAGACAATCATTACGAAGAAAGATATGCTCTTTTAGAAGGGGGTAATCATATTGGGTTACGTAAAGAATATAGGAAAAAATAAATTCAAACTAATTGCTGATTTAGGTTATCGTGGTAATCGTCGCATTCGCAAAACGAAAAATGTTGAAGCTAAAAACGAAAAAGAAGCAATGCGTCTACTAGTTTTATTTGAAGAAGAGATGAAACAAAATAAGGATGCTTATTTTAGTGATATTGACTCAATAACGTTAAACAATCTATATCCTCGTTGGAAAGAAAATTATGCAAAACAACATTATAGCGCAAGATCATTTCATGATAACTGTACACATTTAGAAAAGCGTATCCTCCCAATTTTTGGTGATATGAAATTAAAAGATATTAAAAAAGTGGATGTGGTGTTCTTTGTTGGAGATTTACAGAAGAAAAAACGTAGGTTAGATGAACAAGAAGGTGAATTGGCACCTTCTACTGTCCATAACATTTACAAGGCCTTTGCTAGTATTATGAACGTCGCTGTTCAATGGAACTTGATTGAAGAAAGTCCCTGTAAAAATGTAAAGCTACCAAAACTTAAATATGAAGAAGGCAAAGCGTATAACGCCGCACAAGTAAAATTATTGTTTGAACGATTAAACGATCGTGAAAATGCCGAAAAAAGATTATTGGTCGAACTTGCTGTAGTAAGTGCGGCACGACAAGGCGAATTAGTAGCAATAGAAGAAAAACACTTGAACACTGAAAACAATACACTTTTAATAGAACAAGCTTTAGTTAATTTAACTGGTGACGGGATTATTGTAAAAGAGACAAAAGGGAAAAGAAAGCGTGTAGTAACTATTCCATCAAATATAATGAATGATTTAGTTACACTGACTGCAGTTAAAAAGTATCAACTACAAGAGGCTGGTGATGAGCGAGAATGGAAGAAACACTTTTTTCTTTTCTCAAATGAATTTGGCAAACCATATCGTCCAGACTCAATTAGTCAATGGTGGGATCGTTTTATGAAAAGGAATCCGGATTTACCTAGAATTCGTTTCCATGATCTACGTCACACATCAGCAACTTTATTAATTCATGCTGGAGAACACCCAAAAGTTATTCAGTCAAGATTGGGTCATTCAAATATTACGACAACAATGAATACTTATGGACATCTTTTACAAGAGACCGACCAACGAGCTAGTTCTCATTTTGATAAATTATTTGATGAAAAAAAGTGATTCGGGCACCTTTGGGGCACCGTTTAATGAAGTATACATTTATGCATAAAAATAAAAAGCCTTACAACCGTTGTGGCTGTAAGGCTTAAGTTAGCGTCCCAGGAGGGATTCGAACCCCCGACCGACGGCTTAGAAGGCTGTGGATATAGATTTTTCAACTTTTATACATTTCTATAATAACTGTATTTATAGCTTCTCTATCAATCTTTCTATTAGAGTAATTTTGAATGTTTCTCTCTATTTATCTACTTTTATATTTATTTGGGCACTTCTTGGGCACCTAAATAAATCCTCTTTTTGATTCAACTAATTTCTAAACCCAACACATGTCTTTGTAGTTCGAGGTACATCATTGATGATATTTCTCCATTAAGTATTCCATTATTAATAGCTCTTTCTAAGGCAAAATAATATAACTGAATCTCCCAATCTTTCAATTGACTAATAGTATTCTTCCACCAATTTTCTAAATTATTCATTGTTGTAGGTGGTGGTATTACATTATAGGATTTTGAAAAGTGTAAAATTGCATTTAAACACATGTTATTCGGAATTTTCATCATTTGCCCCCTCAATTTAGAGGACACCCACTTTTAATTACTTTTAATTACAATCGTTTTTGGCTATAATATTGATTAATAACCGTTATCGGTTATAATAAGTATTGGTTTAATGAGTGGATGTCACTCGAATTTTTTCACATCTCAAGGTGCAACTTGAGGTGTGTTTTTTTATTTTCTCGACTAAAATATCTATCATCTCCGTTACAGATTTCAGAACAAAGGTTCACCTTATACTGTTACTTTTATGGTAACACTGGAATGATTATTTTTAAATGGTTTTCACACCCAAAACCCGTGTGACGTTCCTACAAAATTCGACATTTTTTGTCGTTTTAAAGAGAAATAAAGTCAATAACTTCTCCATCAGGTGCAATAATAACTTTTTTTACCATGACTCTACGCTTGCATTTAAACAAAGCGTAGAAGACAAAATTCCCTTCTTCTTCTTTATAAGAATGAATTTTTAAAAACTCACATCTCGTCCGAATACTTTCAAAATATAGGATGGCTTTAATGTATAATGTCTCGATGTCCATACTTTAGTATTCGTGCATTTTCTTAAATCTAATCTTGTCTAGTTATAAAATTAGTCACTCACTTTATTAAATGAGTGACTTTTCTTTTTTTGCAGAACATTTGTTTGAGTATATTATAGAACAAACGTTCTTGTTTTAGCAATAAAAAAATGACCAGGTTCACATTTTTTTGTGATTACCTGGTCGTTAATCATGAAAAATAAAAAACGGTATACTGACAACCTCTGCCAATATTGATACAATCATAATAGTACTATATAACGAGGGGATCTCATGTCAAAATTCACTAAGTTTAATCAAACATTAGGTGCTATAGAATATCCAGTTACACTGGAAGAAATGAAGAAAATTATTTTGGAGTTTCCTAAGTCAGAAAGAAAATTTTACGAAATGTCCATCAAAGCTTTAGAAAAGTCGATGAAAAAAGATGAAAAAATCTTTTCATTTACTACTGCTGATGCAAAACTAGCTAAAACTGGATTTATGGTTATAGGAGATAAAAATTTGTATTTTACAACTCTTAAAGGCGGTCTTTTAGGTGGTGCAGATGTTGAGGTAGTTAAGTATTCTGATATTAAGAGTGTTGATTTCGATATTGCGCCTAATCCTTTAGGATTAGCGCAATTGGAGTTAGGCATCGTATTGTTAGAGGTTAAAGGAATGATAGGATCCAAGAAACGGACGATTCGCAATATCCCTGATTACAATCTAGATTATATTGTAAAACAATTAAGAGATTTAACTGCATAATATAAAAATGACCAGGTTCCTAATAATAAACGGAGTGCCTGGTCTTTAATATTTTATAATGTTCGTTTAACTACCGAAATTAGCAATCCTAATGCTTCACCATCTGACATACAATCTACTCGATCGCTGTGGTCAACTTTCAAGATGCCGCGTTTATGTGTCTCTTTTAACATATCCTTCAAATCTTGTTTTGCTGTTGATGTTAGTGTATTTGTCACTTGCAGTTCCTCCTTTGGCTTAATAGTTGTTGTTGGCTTCATAGCCTGTTCAATTCGTTTCAGGAAGCTATTCCAGCGTCCCTCACTCAAAATTCGATGTGGACAGTATTTTCCGTTCCAATCCTGATGTTTTTTCACTCGATCAATACCCCAACCATACTCTTTTAATAACTTTGCAATGTACTGTACTGCATTTTCTTCGGCCGCAGCATAGCGAGCTCCACCACTTTTGCTATAGCAGATTTCTATACCAATACTTTGTCGATTTCCTTTACCTTGTCCATCGCCACAATGCCAGGCGTTACGATTGAATGAAATAGCTTGAATAACCTCTTTGTCATCTACAGCAACGTGATATGATACTTGGTTATCATTAGTTGTCATGTATTTAATTTCGTTAGCTGCAGATGCATCATTGGCTGTGTTGTGAACTGTGATGTATTGAGGCACCATGGTGTACGGTGCCTTAATTGGGTATTTACTTGCTGGTAACATATTTTGTTTGAATGTGTAAGTCACTTTGCATTTTCCTCCTTTGTATCAAAGATTTCTAAAGCCTTTTTAACTGGTGCAGGCATGTCCACGCCTAACTTTGCTGAGTTCTCACCTAAACTAACTAATTCATTTAAAATAAACATTAAAACCACAGCATCAGGAATAATTTGACCAATAGAAAATCCTTGGTCTAATAAAACTAAGTAAATAAGGTTTGCTACTACAATCCAAACCCACATCATACCTTTTTTGATGATTCCTTGATAACCTCGTTTACTATTGATCGTTCCCCAGTTTGCGGCCATGCCTGAGAAAAAGTCGATTGCATTTAAAATTAGTAGAACTGTCATTAATAAGCTCCAACCTCCTACGAGCCAAGAAACGACTCCTCCTACTGCACTAATTGAATATTTAAATGTTTGTTCCATTTGTCCACGTCCTTTGCCCTTTTTAATGAAAATAAAAAGCCATGAGAAGCATCGAGGTTCAGTAGCTTGTACCATTGCCCATCTCGATTGTTCTCATAGCGCTAAAATTGCATAAAAAATAACGCTAGTCATTGACTGCGTTTATATACCATTATGGAGCTATATAATAACCCATGTTACTAGCGTTAGATGGCACTCCTAAATTGCTATTATTCCTCATAGTAAACCTCAGCCTCCATTTTCCGTTGGAGGTTTGTTGCTGTTTATTATATCCAAAACATTCTAATCCAGTGCCATATCCATTTATAGAACCTCCTCCATGCCCGCCTCCATTGTAATATACCGAGCCTCCACTTTCAGCGAATGCAAACATAGGTTCGAATGGTATATCTTCTATCCAAAATTGGAATTCTTGCAAATGTGCCAATGATGGGATTGGATATGTTCCTTTGATTCCGGTTTGTATAGCTCTAATGTTAGCTGCCATTTGAGCACCAGTAGCTGTCGGACTAGTTGGTACACCTTTGTCAGTGATTGCCGCAGCTACATTTGTTTTGACATCACTGGACGATTGAAAAAGTTCGTTAATTGCTAATACTAAATTACCTTTGTTTTGGGTTAGTAGTACATCTTTGTTGCCGATGTCTACCACAGCTTTATTCCAACCAGCACGTTCTACTGGAGTTGGATGCTTTGTAGTATCATTAATATGATCAATTAAAATTTGTTGCAATGATTGTAAATCTTGTCTTAAAGCGATTTTACCATTAGGCCCAACTGCATCATCTACTGCATAAGCCAATGCATTCATGTCTCGTGGTACATCAGCAAACATGTTTCGGTCAATTAGTGGTAAGTTTAAATTTGGTGTTGGCATATTTTCACTTCCTTTTTTAATAAAAATACGCCACTCTAATTGAGTGACGTTACTGTTTAATATAGGATTCTTACTTATCCCTTTTGCAAAAATATTTATTATAAATAAATTCGGATAACTTGATTCCTGACTTATCAACATATTTGTAAAATGCGCTTGAAAGTAAAACAATCAATATTATTGAAATTAAAAATGTAATTACAAAATTTATAGAATGACTTAGATAAGGTTGCAATTTTAAATACAAATAACTTGAGAATGTGCCTAGTATCAATAAATGTATTAGGTACATTGAATATGATATTTTCCCTAAGTTCTCAAGAATTCTGATTGAAAACAATTTTTTCATTCTTTCAGACACAATTAAGACATAAAGTAATAAAAATGATCCTATTGTATGATAAAAAGTAGGTAAGTCAGTAAAATATGCATTATTAATATAATTCCAAATTGTGCCTGTTAAATCAATTTGAGCTTCTCTTGGAAACGAACCCAAATAGATTGCTACGATTAAAAGTAACACCTTGGTTAAAGTATGATTAGTATACTTAATGTTTTTAATTGTAACTGTATAGTCACTCAACACCATACCTAGAATAAATCCTAAATAATATGTTTTATAAAACAATAAAATTAATAATAAATAGAAAACCCACCTATTATTGACTTTTCCAATAAGTGCAGCCACAGAAAATATAAGTAACGATCCATAAAACTCATATGTCATTGTCCATAACACTGGATTATAACTACTTTGATAGTCTAAAAAGGCACCAGTGAAAGATTGTTGAACCATATCAAAGAAATTTTCTTCAAACTGCCAGAAAGAACCTAACCACCAATCGGAATTTGTATAAGCGCTAGCTTCCATATTAAAGAATAATGAGACTCTCATTAACAAATAAGATATAAAAATACATGTCATCACAGGTACTAATAGCCTTGGATATCTCTTTATGGCACTTTTAGTCAAAACAGAAGTATCTTTTGTTTTAAAAAATTTATAACTTAGTACGTATCCACTTAAAACAAAGAAAATACAAACCCCGAAATTTCCAGCGTAAATCAGATTTAAAGGTGTAGTTGAAATCAGAACTTCTAAATTATTTCCTGTATTAGAGTGTTCTGGATTCCCTGTATAAAATGCTGGATAAAATGCTACTAAATAGTGAAGTAATACAACACTTAAAGCAGCTAAACCTCTTAATCCCTCTAAATATTTAAGTTTTGACATTTACAATCTCCTAAAGTTTAGTCACTCTAGAATTCTATCACATTTCTAAATTTCTTGTTATACCTTTATTTATCTGTTATGACTTCAATAAAACCCTCAGTACACAAAATTGTATCAACATTATCTTTGTATTTATGATAAATTATCGTGTTTACAAAATAAGCATTATATTTTTCTTGCCCTTGAGATAAAGATTTAACCGCATCTAACATAATACGTCCTGCAATAAATGCAATCATAATTTATTCCCCTTTTAATAATTTTGGAATCAATTCTGTTAAAATCATATCCAATGTATCTGCTAATTGGTCTTTCTCAGCTTGCAATAATTCTATTTTATCTTCTACTGATTGCTCCTTTATATCAAATCCCTGCCCGTCAATAAGAGTAAATTCACTAAAATCATTGATACCACTTAACCTAAATACTACTTCATTATTCGTGTAACCTATAATTTCACTATCTGTCTTTATAATTCTCTCTGCATTATAAATTTCATCTAAATAAGATAATTTTCGCATTATCGTATTACACCTCCACCTGACACAGATTCTAATACTGTCCCGCCTGGCTGCGTATCAAATTTACCTATTATTCCTGATTCACTAGCTGCGAGACCAACCGAATTGCCTGTTCCACTGTTAGTTGAACTAAATACATTCGAGCCAAGAAATGACTGTATTCCGTTAGATTGATTAGATATAGTACACATAATCACCCTTCCAATTGAGGATTCAAAATTTAACCCTGCGTTATTCGAAGTTTCTACGAATTTGCATGATTCGAATGAAACATACAAGCTATAAAATATATTAGCTTTAATTCCGGAGGTATTTGTAAAATTACAGCCTATTATCAATATTTTTATTGTACAGCCAACAGCTAAAAATGAATTAATAGATACGGCATCCGAAATAACCGAATCTCCTTTTATTCGAATTGTTCCATCACCAAAGAAACCACGCAGTTCAACATCTTCACTATATGTGCCTTTAGCTAAGTTAATATTTATAACACTTCTTATATTCTTCGGCAATGAATCTATTGCTTTCCTTATTGTTGCAAACGAACTCTCACTCGATAATCCATTATTTAAGTCGTTACCATTTGTTGCGTCAACATAATAGTTAATATACTCTTTTGTATACGTAACACTTTCTGCCAAATGTTCAGTAAGTTGTTCCTCTGAATTTTTAAGTGCACTATCAATAATATCCATGTTATTGTTTTGCACTTCTACATCATAAAATTCGTTTATATCAGGCTTTGTTAAATTGTAATTCGGTGTTTGCTCTGCCACTAAACTCCCTCCTCGTCTATTGTGATATGTTTATAAGCACTTAGTTGTTGATGAGTATATGGTGTTAAATCACTGTATTTTGCTCCTGTAAATACAACTGGTGTAGTTAACAATTCGTGATATCGATACTTTTTCAATGCTTTATACGGTACATGTTCTATATCTTTATACAAGTAGTACATAGGCGATATATCTAGTTCCATATTCTGAGGTGTGATACGTTCTAATAAATCAGTTACAGCTTTAACCATGCTAGAAAGCGTTAATGCAATACGGATTTTTATAAATTTTTCGGATGGACTAACTGTAAGTTCGTATTCACCTTCCCCTAGCAGACTGTTCAAAATAAGTTTAAGAGTGATGCGAGTATACGGTGCTTGGTCGTTATATTTCGCTAAAATTCTAAAACGGCGAGTTTCAATAGTGTCAGCAGAAGAACTTGCGATTTTCAGCATGTGTTCGTATCTATCAGCACCATTCCTATTGATCGTAGCAATGAATTGATTATTTGTTTCATCCTCGATGATTTGCCATAAATAGCTTAATATCGGATTTTCCATTGCTGCTATTTCTTTTAATTCTTTATAATCTTGAAGTATTGGAGGTAAATAGCTCATGACATCAACTTGCTTAACCACTCACAACACCACGTTTCGGGATGGACTCCATATTCAATTCAATGTTTGATGTATCACCATTTAATTGTGTATCAACAATATCTACGATGCCCAGCAATGCAAGTAATCGTGTTTCAATTTGAGAAATACGTACAATAACACCACTATGATCTTCTTCGTATGTCACTGATTTCGCCCATTGTTCAGCTAATTCTCTAAAATACATATCAATAATAGTTAATACACTTGTTTCAACGTCAGGCCATGAATAGCCACTTTGATAAGTGATATTTAAGGTGACATTAATAGTAGTTTCATTGACACCTGACACAGTCACAACATGGTCAATCGGAGCAGTGCCAACACCTTCGCCTTGTAAGTTTAATGGGTCAACTAACTCTTGAACTTTATCGATCAATAATTGAGTAGGTTTTCGATACTGAGCGTCTATAATAGTTAACCCAACCGTACCAGGACCGTATTTTGCACGATAAACTCGTACACCACCTACTCCTTCCATCTTCCCTACTTTTCCTTTGTAGTCAGCCCGGTTACCACCGAATTCCTGTGATTCGAATGAATTAAAATAACGTTGACGAAATGTCTCTGTTCCTTCCTCGTCTTCCCCCGGAATAAGCACGGCTGTTAATCTAGCCCACTGCAAATTATTAATATATTCGATTGGCACAATTGGTCCCAAAAACATATTTCCTAAAGCACCAGGGGTTTCACATTCCAAAATAAATTGACCAATCGTAATTTTTTCGATTACAACATAGTTCAGCTCATCCAAGCTAAATCTACTGCCAATTGGTACATCAATGTTAAATTCGCCTTTTAACTTTGCTTTAGTCGCCTCATACGGTTTCAAGCCACGTTCTGCTGCACGGCGGATTAAATATTCTCTTGGCGCTGTGTCGGCATACACTAAGTCAATGAGATACTTCAGCGTCGCTAACATTTGTACAGTTTCTAAAGAGTTCACAATTGTTGCGTTGAATAATGGTGATGTCTCTCGCATATCTAAATTTGGGTCCATAGATGCCACATTTGCACGTTTCATTGCTTGTAAATCTTCAAATGTAGCATCTAAACTAAATGGCGTTGTCATGTGTATATCACCTCTTTCTCACCAGTAATATCACCAAAAATGGTATGAGCTGTGTACTGAACGTGTACTTTGTTTTTATGAGTTGTCACCACAAAGGAATCCACTTCATTAATCCGGTCATCTTGTAATAAACATTCACGAATACGTCGAGGAACTTCGCTCGCCACATATGATGTAGGCATCCCAAATAAGTCTTTTAATTCAACGAAATTATTCCAGCTATAAATAATGTGGTCATAACGCTCAATTGAAAGCATTAAAAAAATCGCTTGTTTCATGGCTTCTATTTCATCTACAAAGCCAACACAGCGATTTTTATCGATATATAATTTATGTGCTTTCGATGGTTCAACTACCTCTTCAAAATCAGGAACTAAACCATCATTTTCTATATCCACTTGTGGTAACATTACGTCACCTCTTTATCTATAATTAAATATTGCTGACCGCCATGTGCACGAATCATTGTGACCTTATCACCTACAATTAGCCCATTATGGATTAGAAACTTCTTTTTCCCTTTGTATTCATGATTGTGTGAGGCAAAAGCAGCATCACCAGAACCGCCAGCACGATTTTCCGTTAAATGGTCAACTGTCATTTCGACCTCATAATCCATGACAGATCGAGTTAATTTTAATTGTTCTTGTTCTAACAAAAGTTTTTGGTCAACTTGTACTTTTAAAGGACTTATACTTTCTACAGTGCCATATACAACTGTAGAAAGCTTCTGAGCGTTCAGTATGCCTAAAACAATACCTTGTATATTTTCTAGAAAATCTGTCATACTACGCAACGAAATCGCCTCCTATCAACTTCAAGTCCATGCGGTGATCCGAATCATAGAATGTATGTTTAACTGACTCAACAATCATGAAGTTAGCGACTGTTAAATCCCCTAAATACATTTGGACACCGACTTGGCTGCCACCACGAATCGTTGGATCACCAAAGACTTTGTTTATGTGAAGCTTTCTGGATTTACGATTATAAAGCTTTAACATTCCATCGGCTTTCGCCTTACCGTTTTCTTTCTCATTAAGCTTATCCGTCATTTGTAAGACGCCCCAGTCATTCATTTTAGAGCTATCTTGAGCTATAAAAATTTCGCGTTTTCCTGTCTCCTTATTCTCGCGAACTAATTTTATTTTGTTATACGTATTTTCATCAATGGATGTCGTATATTCAAACGATTCTCCTGATTCTTCATCGATTAGAAGATCTGTTTTAAGCATTTTGATATTGCGTAGATTTAATGAGCCGTAGTCGTCATAAAGTACGTACAAATCACCTGTATTGAGAGTTGTATCTGATAAAGCATTGTCCATAATGGTAAATAACTCTTGATTATCCTCAACCCTAGAGGCTATGACATGCTTTGTATTAGCGACTATACCTGTATTAAGTTTAAAGTCCTTCGCAATCATCTGTAGCACTTGAGAAGCCGTTTTATTAGCATATACATAGGTGTCTTTATTTTTAAAGTAGCGAAGTTGATCGTAACAAGTAACAGTAATCATGCGGTTATTTGTACGCTTTTTTGTAAAAACAAAACCGAAAAATATTTTATGATTATCATAATCAAAGCGAACAGCATCACCTTCATGGAAACCAAGCAATTCATCTTTAATGATATTAAAGGTTAGCTTTCCCGGAGTGCCTTTTCGATGTGTTTCCCACTCTATTCCTTCCTCAACAGCACATTCGAAAATACGACCCTTACTAATAATAAATAGTTGTGATTTAGCCAAGTTTTATCACCTGCCCAGCTTTTATAACATTTGGATTACTGATTTTATTTATCTTTGCTAGTTCGGTGTATTTGGAGCCATCACCTAAGTATTTTTTAGCGATAGCCCACAATGTCTCATCTTTAGCCACTGTATGCGTTTTTGGTGTCTCTTTGCCTGTTGTCGGGCGTGTTTGTTCTACGACAGCCTTTTGAGTGGTTGTTGCATTAGACGTGTTAGATGCATTGCTAGATGCTGTAGCAGGCTTTGTCACAATTCGTTTGTTGCCATAAGCCTTATACTGCTTCAACGAAATTCTAACCGTCACATCAAAACCATTCTCGGCTGATTCCATTATCTCGTAATCTTCAATAGTAACAGTCATATTCGTGTCAAAAAGAAGATTACCGTTTGGCATCATCCTGTTGACGATAAATTGAAAAGGTTTGTCATCAATCTTCAATTTCTCTAATTTCTCTAGATAAAACGTAGCTGGCTGAAAACCATTCGTATAAACAGCAAACGGATATTTGACGTTTGGGAGTAATACCTCAAACTCAATATCCGTTAGCCCTGGCTTTTTAATTACATTTACTTCTCCATCATTCATCAGGACGATGGTTTCATTCCTACCATTTATCCTTGTACTTAGCTCAGGAGGCGCAACAGGAAACTGTACACCATCTACAAAAAAGTTATACATCCGTTGGACCTCCTTCTGCTAACATTTCAGCTGCTTCTTCTGCTTTCTCGGTGAAACGATCAATAATACCATCAAGATCCATTTCATTATTTATATGATTTTCGCTTCTGGCATCGATGTTGATTTCAGCAATTGTATAACGATCTATTGATTCTCGTTCTGCAATATCTCGGAGATATTTTAAATCTTCTCCTGCACCTTCCATTTTCTTAGCCATCTTCGCTGTATTTCCTGCTGTTTTGTCGCCGTTACGGTTGCCTTTATCTAACTTATTACCAATACCACCAGCATTTAATGCGTTATTCATAGCATCCTCAACGGCTTTATCTGTATTACTTTTTTTCTTATCGGAATTAAATAAATTATCTCCCCAATTTTTCCCCGTGTCCCAAGCCTCGCCCAAAGATTTCATTTCCATTTTAGGAGCTTCCCAGTAGTCAGCAGGCGCCTCTCCTACCCAATCTTTTAAACCTGATTTTAAGCCTTTCAAGTCACTGGTAATAGATGTACGATAAGCAATTTCACTACCTTTTCCAACACCAATTTTGGCAGCAATCTCCGCTGGTAATAAATCAACGAACCAATTCCATGCCTTAATAGCACCATTAACAGCACTAACTATTGCATTTACAAAGCTTGTAGCGAAACTATCCCAACCATTTGTCATTGAGATTATGGAATCTAACACATTGGTCACAAGATTATAAAATAATCTCTTCACTGAATACATCGGGTGTTTCCATACATTCACGAAAAATTCAACATAAGAAGCCCACATATTCCATAAATAAGCGATTACATTATAAATTGCTGACCCCAATACCATGAATGCGCCTGCAATAATTCCAGTAGCACTTATTGAAGTACCTGCGAAGTGATTTATTGCAGCAACAGCAAGATAAATTATTGCAATCAAAGCAATAATAGCTAGTACTACCCAGACTATTGGATTAGCAGCAAGCGCAGCATTCCAAGCCCAAACAGCTGCAATTTGTATCAATATAGCTGCTCGCGCTAATGTTAGATAACTAACTAACACAAGTAAGGCACTTCCTACACCTAAAATAATAGGGCCAATCCATTGCCAATTATCATATATAAAGGCACCTACAGATGCAATAGCATTAAGCGCATAACTAGCGAGTGTAGCAACTAATTGTAATGATTGACCAGCACTTTCTCTAAATGCTGCAAATCGATCACTGTTAAATATATTGTTAATATGCTGTAACACATCTTTAAATGCCCATAATGCTTCATTTTTGAACGAAGTCCATATTTGCTCAAAAGTAAGAGGCATTGAGTTAAATTTTTGGTTGATGTCATCTGCCGCAGCGAACATCGCATTTTTAACAACACTAGCAGTCAATTCTCCATCTGCAGCCATTTTGCGAATTGCACCAATGGAAACCCCTAAATGGTCAGCAATGTTTTGGATAATGGTTGGAGCTGACTCAAATACGGAGTTTAATTCTTCGCCACGCAATACTCCTGAACCTAGCGCTTGGGTTAATTGTAAAGTTGCAGATGCTACCCCTTCTGCATTTGTTCCAGCAATACCAAATTGTTTGTTTAGCAATTCCGCGAACGCAACAACCTCTGTGGTATTTCCGAATGCGTCCTTTGCATTCATGCTCAACTTACCAACTAAATCTGCGGTTTGAGTATATGGAGCATAGGAACGTTGTGCAGCATCAAAAATTTGTTGCTGTAATTGTTGCACTTCGGTTAAACCACTTGTATCAACTTCTATATTGGTGGAAATAGGATCTACTTTTGGCATACTTTCGACAGCTAAGTTTAGTCGTGCATCAATATTAGTCATGTCGTCAGATAATTTGACGATATCACCAATGGATCGTAGAGATAAATAAGCTGCGACAATGCCCATTATTTTTCCTAATAGTCCATCAGCCGCACCTGTACCATCTCTTATGTGATTGTTGAATTTTTGTTGAGCATTATCGGCATCGCGAACTTCATTTTCAATTCTATTTAATTGATCAGCGGTTCTTGCTAACTCTCTCCTAGCAATCTCAATACTAGATGTATCCATCATGTGACCAGATGCAGCGTTCATTGCTTCCATTTGGTTAACCATCATTGACACAGCATTATGCATTGCGCGTATTGGCTGACTCAAACGGTCCTGAATTTGAATTGCTGTTCGAATTGTTGCCATTACCTCACCTCTTTTAGACCATAATAAAAAGCACTCGATAAGGAGTGCTACTCTTCAATGGTATATGAACCATCCGGTTGTTTATAATGCTTTGTGTTACAAAATGGACATTTCACTTTATTTCCTAGCATTTTAAATTTCTTTCTACATTTATGACACTCTGATGATTTTGACATCCCGACTTTTATTAATGCAAAAAAGAACATAGCTATCAACAAAATAATAATGAGCGCTAACATCAGTATCCCTCCTTATACACAAATATACATAATATGGAGAAATAACACTATATCAAATTAGCATAACTCACTATTACTTTACCTTTTCCTCTTACCATTTCCTTTTGCCCCTCGTTTCGCCTCACGATCTGCCTTTTCATCTGCCGCCATTTTAATTTGTACAGCAGCTATAACAAACGCTTTTTCGTATCTTGGTAAGTTATCAAATTCAGACGGCCACTTTTTCAACTTATGTAAACAGTAGTAAGCTACATTAGCCTCATAGTCGCCGTCCTCGATTAGTTTTTTGCTTCTTCTACAATTTCGTCCATTCCAACATCAAAACCATTGATTTTCTGAACAGTAGCTAAGTACTCGTCATACTCTCCTGGTAACAACATTTTTTTCAACAATTCTTTTGCTCCCATTACTTTATATGAGTCTTGTAACGCCTTATCATTAAGATTTGGGAATACAGTACATCTTGCAGCTAAATCAGCTAAATAAGCTGTATAGTTTGTTTCTGGAATCAATACACCTTTTTTACCTGGTACCGGCATACGCTTTGTATTGTCTTTACGTAATTGGTCATCTTCTTCAGATGTAATCGCTGCAACTTCCCATTCCATAGGTTTTTTTGTTTCGGGATCCACAAATCGTTTAGATACTACTACCTTTTCGTTTTCTGGTTTTAAAGCGTTTTGCGATAAAAATGCAGTTAAGTTTGACATTTATTTTCACCATTCCTTTGATTTTTTTGTATTTTAAGAAGCTCTCAAATAGAGAGCTATATTAAGATTGCATAGTGTCTAAAACTGTGTAGAGTTCAGGTAGTTCGAACGATTCAAAGGTAAAGTCAACGCTATCCTCTAAATACTCTGCATCAGCATCTAATAATGCCACAATCCCACCATCCATATTACAGTCCTTTAAAATTGTTGTTTGACGCCCTGCTGCTGAAGTCTTATCCTCATTTGTTACTTGAATATCAAAGTAAATATCCTCACCAGTTTCTTGATAACGATGTAAAAGCTCTCTAAACATTGAAGAATTATAATGGAAAGTAGCTGAACCCGTTCCTTCGCCACCAGTTGATTTATTACCTTTACTAATACGGCCCATGATAGGAACTTGAGTTTTAGTTTTATCCCATCGTGCTTCGAGATTGATTAAATTTGCGAATAGTTTACGATTTCCTTCAATAGTTACATATGCTCGCCCTTGTGCTCCATGGATAGCATCTTTAGCATGCATCGTTAAATCTGCCATATCTTATCCCTCCTTAAGCTACTGTTGTTGTGATATAAAGTTGTGACATAGCTACCGTAGGAGTCACGACTTCATTTACCACAACAGCTTTCTTTGTCTCGCCTTGCGCAACCGTTAGTTCATCTTTGTTATAATTTTGGATTGCTCGAATTCGTTGCATTTCTGTTCGGTGAGTACCAATGTCATTCCACAATGAGATACGGCCATCTTGGTCATTTGGTACTTGTCCTAGATAACGAGTGTTAAACAATTGTGCTGTATCGATTGCAATTTGGTCCAATACACGGATAACTTGGTTCAAACTGAAATCATCATTCTTTTCACCTGTGAAGGATGTAAATGTATTCACATCTTCAAGAACACGTATATCATCACCAACACGATGGAATACATATTTACCACCTTTCAGAAGCGTTGATAATTGAGTTTGTGTCTTTGTTTCAGACATGTCTAATGTAAATTCACCATCATATTTTTTATTGGTATTCGATTTATTCACAGCTACACCAGCTTGTGCACCAGTTGCCCAATATACAGCTCCAAATACTTCTTCATCAGTACCGTTTGCATCGTTTTGAACATCAATAACACCCTCATGATCAGCAGCTCCAAGTTTGTGCCCCACAAGTTGAAACTTACCACCCACTTGATCACGAATGCGCTTTGTATACTCTACATACAGCGATTTAATTGAGCTTTCAGATGATAAACAGCCCAATGTATTGAAGCCATATGCCTCTAGTGCATCCAATGCTTCTTGGTGTGCGCCACCTGTAATAGCCGAGCCATTTGAACCACCAGCTAATGGTGTGCCCGCTGTAACTGCTAATGTGGCACCTGTTTTAAATACCACATAATCATTTGCTACTAAATCTGCAGCAGTAGCAACAGCTATTTGTTCATCTACTAGCACATTTTTTAATAGTGTTTGAACATCAAATTTTGTTGGTTCATCTACGTTGGCTTGAATCACAATCGTGATGTCGTTACCTCGTACACCTTTGTATTTGGCTGTAGCATAGTCGTTTGTTGCGGCTACTGCATCTACTGCAAGTTTGTAAAAATAGACCGTGATTGCATTTTTGAATACATCCCGGATACCTTTTAATTTAGGATCCGTATATTCATAGCCGAAGATTTTACGAGAATCCTTTTGTAAATCTTCTAGGGTTACTGCAAACACTTCTCCATCTACACCCCAATCGAGTGCAATTGGTAGACCAACATAACCACGATCACTTAGATTTACAAACGCACGAAGTTTGCTGATAAAGTTATGATACGTACCTGGTAACGTCTTGTTTTGTGCTAAAAACGGTCCTCCGCCTAATGCCATGTTATTTACCTCCTTTATCGAATTTCTTTAGAATCCCTTCCACATCAGCGAAAGAGTATTTTTTGTCATCAGCTAGTAATGCATTTAAAGCATCACGTCTAGCCATATACTTGTTGCTTTTTACGATTTGTGCTTTCGTAAACTTTAAAGCATCTGATACATCACTAGGACTTGCTTTGGCTTTACCCTTAATAGATTCATTCTTTGTAGTCACTTCATTCACCCTTTCGTTTTAATGTGTTGTTCAAGTGTTTCCATAAAGATTTTCTGCTCTATTTCTTGTAAGAAGAAATTAAAATGAATAAAGTTATGACCAATCTTGTCTACTACCTCACTGTTTGCTCCTGTTCCAAGCATCAGCGAGCCATTTAACAGCGTTATTTCCTTGAGTGCTTGTTGTACCTTTAAAGTCATATTAGACGCCTCAGACAAGCCGTTTTCAGGGAAATACTGCACATTAAAAAGTGTTGTAACCTTCCAACGTTTACCGATTTGTCTGATATGCTCTAAGTTCAAAAATTGAATTAAAAAAGCAGGAGTCTTAAACCCCTGCGGTACTTCATCAATATACTTTTTGTAGCCGTCTCCGAAAGCTTGATGAAGCTTAACAGATATAGCGTTTTGAATATCATTAATCTCCATCGAAAGCCTCCCTTAACATCGTGTATAGTTTTCTCTCAAGGATTGCTGGTGCTTGTTGTTCTACTTGGTCAGCGCTTATGGTCATCATAAATCGACCATTTACCCAACCTTGGTGATTAGACGTGCGATGCCCGAATTCAACGTATTGTGCATAATCTACGCTATTGATAACTTCAATTTCATAGGTAGAACCACTCTTTTTTACTTGTCCAATAGTCCACCCACGTCTTAAAGTCCCTTCATCCACAGGAGTACGTCTAATTACTTTACCTAACATTCTAGCTGCTAACTCCTTGGCTGCATCCTCACAAAGCTTATCAAAATCACCTCTAGCTAACTTAGCTAGCTTTCTCTCGAATGCTTTCAACTGTGCTAAATCAACACGTCCACCCCTAGCCATTTATGCGTACCTCTCGAATTCTTCTAAAATGATTTCTTGATGATCTGTATAAACGGCAGGCTCACCACTTCTTGTGTATTCAGTAGTTTTACCATGCTGTGTCACAATGATTTTTGAACCTGCTGGTATATCTAATTCAGGGGCAATAAATAGTTTAGTAGTTTGAGCTAGTATTGCTGGACCACCTGTTGGTGTGGTTGATGTTTGCTTTTCGTATGAAAGCTTGCACTTTTGGTCAGTTAACAGTGTTACTTCTTTATGTGTAGTTGCATGAGTAACGGGATTTTCTACCTCTTGCCACACTTTCAAAGTACATAATCCTTTGTACAACGACTCAACGGCTTTTCTACGTGCACTTACCATAGCATCACCCTGTATCGGACAAAATCTGTCTCATTGTGTTGTAGGTATGAAATAAAGGCATTAAATTGGGCTTCGGGTGTGCTATTTGCCTCAATAGCAAAGACAGTATTGGTGTCTCCTTCTTGTATCTGCTTAACTATTGCTTCAAAATTCAATGTCTCAACAGATAAAGCGCCCATAGACTTCTTTGCATATAAAAATTCCCCAACGACCATATCCACTGCAATTTCGTGGAGTCCTTGAGGAATTTCTGATAAATTTGTCTGATTGTTGATGTGATTTGTTACTTTATCAATGGAAAAGTTCAGTAATATTTCATCTTGGTTGTTTGGATCACTAGATACGCTAATGCCAAGGGATTTCAAACGAGTTTTAACATCTTCTAGCATGCAAATCACTCACTTCCAGTTTCTTTTGCTTTGCTACGAGCTGTTGATTTTGGTTTCTCCTCTTCGATTTTGAAACCTTTTTTTTCAAACCAAGCAATTACACTTGGGATATCACATTCTGCAACACCATTAGTAAAGCGTACATTAGCTCTAACGCCCTTGTACGCTTTATCTGTTGGATGATAGATTTTAACCATTTATACCATCCTTTCTATTAACCTAATGATTTAATTTGAGCAATAGGGATAGCGCGATGGTTAAAGTACTCACCATTACCATCATTTACTACAATCCAGTTAGTACCGTTTGAAATTTCTGCATCTGTAGGTGATAACGAAGCTACAGATTTTTTCTCGAACGAAATACCATATGGCGCAAATACTTTACGTTGACGAGAAATCAAGAAATCTTGACCACCAAATTTCAGTGGATCACGGTGCATTTCATGAGGTACCTTTGCTCCCACATCCTCATAACTGAAAGCCCCTGAACCTAATACATATGTTGTATATGTCTCTGTTGTTTCATCAAATGGTAAGCTATCGTCAATTAGAACAATTCGTCCGTTCCATTGAGCAATTTGTAAGTTACGAGTGATACCATTTGCATCAGTGTATTTTAGATATTCCAATACATTTAGGTTTTCAAGATTTGTAGCTACTTGAGAGTGCATTAACGCAGTTGTAAACACCGCCTTATTATCTCCTGCTGCTTTTTGAATTGCGCTATTTAATGTAGTAGCACCAACCTTTTTATCAGTCGCTGTCGTGATGTCAAATGTGTGTTGGTCCACAAAATCAAGTGAACCTGTATCTGTCATCGAGAAAATACCTTTTAATACTCCTAGTAAAGTATCTTGATCTACCGCATCCCAATATTGAGCAACTTGAACACTTACGTTGTTCATGAATTCTACACCACTTGTAATGTCATATGAGAAGTCTTTTTCTGTCCACGCTTGTGCACGACCTACTACAATAACACCTTGTTCATATGTTGTAGTTGTTTGCGCTGTAATATCTGTTTGACCATCGTAGTTTAAAGGCGTTCCACCGATATTACCGAACATTGGAATACGACCATAGAAGGAACCTGACTGATTCGAGAACATGTTACTAATATCAGTGTTACTACGTAATGCCCCACTCTTTAGTAACTCATTGCGCTTTAAATTTGGTACACGATTAACATAGTGTGCAAATGCCTGTGGATTAAACGATTTAGAGTCGAATTTAGCAAACATTTGAATGTCTAATGGCATAAGCATTTTTGTACTTGGTAAAATACCGATTTTTTGATTCATTTTTTTCACCTATCCTTTTTATATTTGAGCATCTGGGTTGTTTTTTAGATACTCAACTAACTGTGTATATGTCATTTTTGAGGTGTCAACTGGGTTGCCTCCACCATTTGGTTGCCCTCCTGGTGTTGTGCCTGTGATTACTGTTTCAGTGGATTCGAAAATAAATTTAGTTTCTTCACTTTCAACAAGTGCTTTAACCTTGTCAGTTAAACCAATAACATTTCCTTCTTTATCAATCGAAATCCCTTCGCGATTGAGCAAGGCTTTAGCAGCAGTTAGATTTCGAGCTTTAGCACCTGTTAGAGCTATATCAATAGCACTTTCGATTTTCTGCGCTTGTAGCTCTTCTTGATGTTTCGTAGCAGCTAGTTCATTAGCATCCTGAAGCTCTTTAATTGTTTTTTCAAGCTCTTCGTTGCCTTTTACCTGCTTTTGTAAATCAGCAAGTTGTACATCACGTTCAGATAATTGAGTTTCTAGTGAGCTCTTAGCATTAGATACCTCATTGTATTTATCTTTTGGAATCACATGTTTAGGAGCTTCCTTAGCTGCACTTGCAATGATTTTTTCTATTTGTTCATCTGATACACCTTGTTCTTGTAATAATGCTCGTAACCATTCCATTTCTATTACCTCCATACATTTTTATACAGGTCTGTGCCTGTTGGTGGTGTACGCTTCTTTATGGTCTAGCCTTTAAAAAGACCAAAATAAAAAGCCACTCATTGAGTGACTACTTAAGGTTCTAATTCAAAACATTTTGTATCTTCATCGATCTGGCATTTAGTAATACCTTCAAAATCTGCATAGCAATTAATCTCAATTCTGCTCACTACTTCAACAAATCCATATTGTTCACATAAGGCTTTCACTACATCCTCAAGGGAAATCTCACCCTGACGAACTACTTCTTGGCACATTTCAAAAAAACGCATTCGACTTATTTCATCTTGATGGTAAAGTGTAACAGGTTCGTAATGAGAATAGGCTCCTTGTGATAATGTATAAAAAAACATAGAGATACCTTCCTTTCTTTCGCGAGTAACTTTAACCCTTCCAATATTCAATACTTTTACCTGTGATGTATTCTATTTCATCTTTGTCTACTCCAAGTAAAATCAAAGCAGTGGCAAACCCATTTGCGTAGCTAGGGCTAAAAGACTCTTCGAAACCTTCTTTTAACTTCTCTCTGTCACAATCCTTCAATGTTTTGTTACCAGTTTCAATATCAAGTATAAATCTTGAATCATCCATTCTGAACAAACCTCTCTTTCCATTCCTTGTATTTAATATTACTAGGAATATACTCAACTTTCCCATCAATAGTTCTTGAAAACCGTTGTGAATCAATATCATCAGGAAAAAATGGTGCCGTTGTAGTTCTGCACCTCGGATGGAACGGATTTGCAGTCACCCCAGGCATGAAATCAGCTAATTTAAACACCTTCCCATCCATCGATTGACAGATACTACTTGTACGACTATCTAAAGTTGCAATAATCTCGTACTTTTCAACATTTAACTCACCGAATGTATCTTTCTGAGCTGAAGCACTAAAAAACGCTGATTCAGTCATAACAAGACGAGCAGCGTTGGAACGTGATGTATTCATTTTTCTAGCTATCGAACTTATCATACGGTCAGGTGCTTCACCACGAGCCATAGATTGAATTAGCTCGGTATGAAGTGTATCTAGCAATAAGTTTCTGTCACGCCATATTTTTTGACTAAATGTTTGACCATCAGCAGTCCAAGGCTTGCTAATCACTTTCGTTAGCTTTGTCTCATCTAATGCCTGTAGAGTAAAGCCGATTTCGAAAGCTTTTTGCACCTCAAATGCAGTGTGATAATACTGAGTTTGATATGCCTCTTTCATCAATCTCTCAAAGCCCTCAATTTGCCCTCCATACAGCTTTTCAACATGTTGCTGTAATTGTAACTGTAAACTCTCCAAACGACTTATATGGACACGAGAGGATGCATTTTCTAGTTGTTTCATCCATTTCTGATTGATAGCATTCTTTTTGCCGTATTCGATGTATTCATCTACAGTCCAACGGAACTCTCGTAATTCATCACTTTTAAGCAACTGTTTCGCTTCGTCTAATGTGATTTCGTTGTTCTTAGCAAAGCGTTGATACCATCTAGCAATATCCTTTTCGATTTCACTCATGGTTTGAATGTAGGCTTTTTCAAGATCTTTGTAGTAGTTTGCGCTTTTTTCATGTTGTGCTTGTTCTAACATTTCAAAACGTTTTTGCCAATAACTACGTGTTGGCTTGACCATTCATATCACCTTGCTTTTGTAGGAAAGTGGTTTCGTAATTATCGTACATATTAATCTGTTTTTGTTGCTCTTTCTTTTTACGCTCTAATTCTAGTTTTGGATCAGATACATATGGATGTTGTTCTACTCTTGTTTCATGTGATAAATCCATTGATTTATTAATGTTATCGATAACTTCTGATTCATTGACTAAAATATCACGATTGAAAATAATTTCTAATTCTGCATCTTCAAACTTGCCAATTTTTTTATGTTCAAGGTGCTTATCAATAAACCAAAGCAATTCCTCAAACGATGCTTGGAATTCAGTTTCAATACCGTTTGCATCTAAATCAATATCTAGATACATTGATTGGAGATTCATTTGATTAGGGTTATTACTCATGCGATCGTCTTTAGCATCATAACCCCTTCCATTTTCGATAATAGCCTTTTTCAAAAGTTTGAGGATTGATTCATAGTTATCTTTATTGACCTCAATATGCAGCGTTTCAACCTTACCATCTTTGCCTGTTGCTGTTGTACGCACTTTAATAGCACCATATTGAGCTAAATTCTTACGAAATTTCCCTAGGTCTTGTCCATCATAGTTATGGATAATCAATATTGTGCTACGAGCATCCTCTTGCATATTATTGTTGAAGTCGGATAGGATTTCGTTAATACCATCTTGCAAGCTTTTCACACGCTTTATCAATGGTATTTCACGGTTGTTATATCGAAATGGAATAAGTGGGACTCGTTCCCAATTGAGAGCTGTAACCTTTTCGCCTGTTCTAGCAGTGAGGTAAGTTGTAAATTCACCCTTTTCGACATCAGGAACAAGTTTTTCATTCTCAAGGATATATCTTTCAATTCCTTCTAGAGTGTAAATCTCAACCTTTTCAACTATTTCTTTTTTATCGCCTTTCCATTCTTCAACACTATAGACTCGAACTGCATAATCTAAGATAGTCTTTTCGTTATCCTTCCAAAAAGGAATAATTTCGTAAGCTGGCAATCGCATAAATGTGAACTGTCCAAGCTCGTTATAGTATGGATAGAGCCACGATAAGCCATGGTTTAATACATTTTCTCCTAGATAACGAAAAGTCTTATGAAAACGTTTGTTTAACACTAGTTTTAATGCCTTTTGATACTCTTTATTTTCCGTTTTGATGGTTAAAGGCTTTGCTAACAGGTAGTTTACCTTTTGATCAACAAGCTTTGCATACTGATTATCTAACCGTTTATTGTTTGGTAAATTGTCAACTTCCTCTAGTTCACCCTGATCATTCAACACTTTGCGTTTACGAGTTAAAATATCATGTTCACCTTCGAAATAATTATCACCAATAAGCATCCATTCACGCTTTCTAGATGTTTTAAATTGAGTGATTTCAATTTCTAATTGTTTCTTTTGAGTGATGCCTTTTTTTGCACCTTCCTCAATGATTTCTTTCAATCTATCATTTTCTGTAATAACACCTTGATATGGAAAAAAACCTGCCATTTAATTCACCTCACTTTATTTAAAAATCATAAGGATTTCCACTACCAACAAATTCAGCAATGCCAGTAGTAGCATCAGGAGCATCATCATGAGCGTTTTTACCTTCGCGTTGATACTCGGTCATTGCTTTATAATAGTCGGGCCATTTATCTTTCCAATTGATAGGGAAATAAATATGATTCATCACCCATGTCGAATTGGATAGAATACGAGCTATTTTATTGTTTGATTGATGGAATGGCTCAATGTATGTGTAATTGCTGTTGTGTTCTTCCATCAGTATTTTCTCTACAGAACGAGCAAAACCACGCCCGCCACCGTTTGATTCGATGTAAGCATGGTTAACTTTGTTTTCATATAGCATCTTAGCTGTATCAGGTTCCGTTTCTTCCATAGGAGCTTTTGTATACAATACATCGAGCACATAAGCCTCGTTATCAAACGTTACGCCATAAACGATACTACATAAGTAGTCATCCCCTGTATCTGCTGTATCTGTGTAGTTCTGAATCGATTTGAAGGTAGGTAATTCACCATCATACGTCTTGAATGCTTTGTAAAGTCGGCCTTTAAGATCTAATGGTTGCTGATAATAGTTAGCATTTAAAATAGCCTCGTCCATAAAGTCGGATAAGGCATCGAAGTTCTTTCTATTCAGCAATTCAGGACACAACATATTACCTTCTTTATCCATTGCCGGCATCATCAGTACATACCATTCACTAGCGCGTTTTCCATCAAGAATACGACCACAAATGTCCTTTTTACTCCATCTGGTCATGTTAACGATTTTAATAGATCGATCAGTTTGCTCCTGTCGTGAGAGAAATGTATCTGTAAACCATTGCCACTGTTTATCCAAGGCATTTTCATTTTGGGCTTCAGCGGCATTCTTAATAGGGTCATCAACGATTAGGATATTACCACCCTTACCAGTGATGGAACCACCAAGACCAGCGCCTTTATAGTTGAAATGCTGTCCTTCCAATGCCCATTGACGATAAGAAGAATCACCTTTTTTAACTTTAACACCAGGGAAAATGTCACTATAAACGATTTCATGAGGATAAACTTTTTCTTCGCTTATGCCATCACGAGTATAACGACTGAAAACTGTTGCTAAATCCTCATTATAGGATGCTGTGATGATACGATTTTCTTGTCTATCTCCTAGCACCCACTCACAAAAATGAATTAATGTACGTGACTTACCATGACGTGGAGGTATGTTCATAATCATATTTTCATATGGGACGCCATCTTCATTTAGCAAACGCCCTTCATACAGTGCTTGGAGGGTCTCACAAATCTTTTCTAGGTGAGTGCGTCCATCAATGTAGAAATCAGGTGCCCTTGTCTTGCAATACTCCCAAAACGATTGTCTAGAAAGGTATTTTCGTTCTTCAATGAGTGCGTCTAGAAGTTCGATTTCTGCTTGTTCTGCATTCATTGTTTTGTCATTCCTTTCAATCGTTCTATCGCTTCTCTACGTTGTTCTGGCGTCATATAGGAGTATTTATTATCTTCTGTACCAACAACATTGTCTTTTTTGTATTGTTCTATTTCGATGCGTTTAGCTTCGTTAGAACACTTCAATTGTTCATTCTGTAGTTGCTTACGCTCATTCTCATTGAGTAAATCCATATGTTTCGATAAAAACTCAAGAGCTTTCATCTTATCAGCAAGTTTAACGCTAATACCGTCCTTGCCTTGCTTAACTTCAGTCACAAGAGTTCCGTCAATCTCAGCAGATTCATTCAGATGCACATAGTTGAATGCGTAGGTCTTAACGTTGCCATTCATGTCTAGCTCTGGTTGTCCGTCATCGTTGTATACGACTTCCTCTTGCCTACCGAATTTCACATAGTCCGTAATATCAGCAAACGCTATGTCAATCCATTTTTGAATTAATGTTCGTTTGTCTAGCAGCGCATCCTCAGTCAATCCATCACGAACCTTTATGATTTCCTCGCGAATGTTAGGATTTGCAAGTAACCTTGAACCTTCCGTTCTAGCGGTTGTATAAGCACAACCATAAGCCTTTTGATAAGCCTTGGTAGCATTCCAACACTTCACGTAATAAGCGATAAATAGTCGTTGCTTATCGTTTAAGCCACTTTCATCGTTATTATTAAAATAAACAATTTCTTCCTTGGGCGCATCCTCTTTTATGGATGCAACCCTTTTAGTTTTGGTTGCATCCTTTTCAGTTGCATCCCTCGACCATTTCTCACGGCTCTTTCGACTCTTCAATGTACCAAGCTTTATCTCATGTTTTTCAGCAAGATCAGCAAGTGTAATCTTTGTGGTTTCCCACTCCTGTTTAATATCATCCCAATTAGCCATATCTCATGATCACCACCACCTATACCTGAAGCCCCGAAAGCCTCTTACTTGCTCTAACTGTTCCTGCCTTAAATCATCCATAAAAATAAGACAACCATTCCATGTGCGATTGGTTACCTCACATACAGCAGTTGCCTTAGTTTCAATTCGTATTACTTTCATCGATGACTCAATAAATCCGTTTTTTACAAAATACACTCTATCACCAATGTTAAGTTTTTTAGGTTGTCTGGATAGTTGCCAGAATTGTTCATATCTGCCCTGCTCATAAACAGTGGCTTCTTTATTGTCATTTTCATATTCACTCTTAGGAATCGTAACTACAATATCCAATGGCATCACCCCATTACGCTAGTTGCTAAAATTAATAAAGGAGAGGATAAGCTCCTCTCCCGTTTACTAAAACTGTATTGAATCTAATAAATCTGCCACAGTTGCTGCATTTGCATTATCAACTTTTTCTTTTTCATCTAAATTGATTACTATAAACTTAATTATTTTTGAACTTTTAACAAATTCTGTTTTATACCCATCTTCAAAAACAAGTAAGTCTGTGCTACCGTATTGCACGGCTACTATATCAATAGCTTCTTTAGGTGAATCTGCAGCAACTTGTTTAGCGATATTGTTATCATCTTCAATTACACACGTTACTAAATACTGTGTCATATTCTCACCTCCTGTACACCCAATAATAAACCAGAAGATGAAATATATGTAACAACTTTTTGCTCTCAAAAGTAAGTACCGTTGCCCTAACAGCTAAAGGGGCTGAACTACTCGATACTCACTTTCCAGAGCAAAAGAAAAAGCCACTCACAACGAATGGCTAGAATAATTTTTAACAATCAACAAGTTCCAAAAGGCGTACAACATCGTCGCTTGTATGACCGTCCCAAACAGGAGCATAATCAAATTCTTTTACATCAAACATATTCCAATGTTTTAGATGATAATGATACGTAAACTGACCGCTTGGTGTATCTATTCCAACGATAAAATAATTGTCGTACATAGTGTCGTCATGATGTTTTTTAGATTTCCAACAAATTGATTTATTTTTCTTGCAGATAGTTGCAAACAATACCATCCTATGAAGATATAACTCTTTAAAAGAATGATAACCGTCTGAAGTATACTCTGGTGCATTTAGTGCTGGAACTAACATTTGACCGATTGCTCTATACTTACCACATTTAGAGCATTTTAAAATGGTTCTCTTGCCATTACAAGCATTAATAGCATCACCAGATGTAATAGAATCCCAACGGAAGTCATGTGAACAAAATAATTGTTTTAACAAACCTTATACCTCCTTCTAAAACCTATAACTTTACTAATTACAAGCTATTGAAGCATTTGCCCACATTTTTGTTTCCTGTAAATGCGTTATAGCTAACGATTTTTCTCTAGAATTAGGGCATAGATCATCAATAAGATATGCAAGTTCTTTTGCCTTCTCATTAATAGCCTTATATTTTTCACTCTGCCCCTCTTTAGGAGCATGGTACTTAAAGCTATTTTCAATTTGTGGATTCACTTTACGAGGCTTAAACCCGCCATTCGCCAAACATTCTGGACAAAACTCTGTTTCTGCTTGATTATCGCAATTAGGTGAAAAACATTTGTTTTTATTCCCCATCACTGAACTACCTCCCAATTTTCTGCAAATAACTCAATCATAGTTTCCTTCCATGGCACTCGTCCGAAACGACTCTCCACGTATAAATATGGAGCTGTCATTTTGCTATGCTCATCAGGATATTGAGCACGAATAATAACATCTGGTTGCCATTGCGGTAATCGCATTCCTTTTCCTTGTTTCACTTGCTCAAATGCTTTACCGAAATTCATTTTATTACCTCCACTTCTATTTCTGAACATAATAAAAAGCCTTACCGTGCTAGGGATAAGGCTCGTCTACTGTGGTAAAATATTTAATTGTCGAGTTAGCTCATTTCTCACACACGTTGAGCTGGACGTGTTTATTATTGCAAGGCAGAAAAGTGTTTTAGTTTTATAGTGCATTTCCGTGCACTTTGTTGCTGTAGTTAGTTTGACTGAATTACGGAAAGTGGACGAAGTTCACATAAAAACCACTCCTTTTTTCCGTTTTTTAGCCTTTTATATTAATTAAGATACCTAATCTCTTAAAAATATAGGCCGGCCGGGTTTGTCTTGCTCCGAACTAGTCTGTCAAGCGCTGGTCGGTCGTCGGTCTGTCTTTCCCTAATATTTAGGTTTTGATAAATACCAAGGGAAGAAAGATTTACCGCACCGTCCTACCTCCAAGTTTAATTTATGAAATAATGGTCTTTCAACAATTCGTAATCTGCGTAAAATGCGTATTTTGCGTATTATTGTTTTCTAACATAGCATTTAAGATGTTTTCACGAATCTTTCTAATCGTACCTTCTGATAATCCCATTGTTTGCCCTATTTTACGCATTGAATAGCCGTCTAAAATACAGTTGAGTACAAAAATATCACGCTCTCCTGTTACATTACTTGCTCTTTTTTGGATTTCTCTAACTTTCCATTCATAACGCAAAACTCTTTTCACATAAAATTGTGAACGTCTTGTTGCTTCATAACTAACTGGATCACTAGTTCCTCCACTAGCTTTCGGTAAAGTTGCTTCAATTCCATATGCAGCTACTTTAGCACCATCGTACTCAATATCTTTTGTAAGCTCATTCTGCGTTTTACCTAATCTTATTTGTTCAACCATCCAGTGATAATCTTTCAACCATTGATCTACCATATACTTTTTTACTTCTTGTGTTTGCCCTTGTTT